TCTAATGGCTTCAGGCGATACTGGTGTTTCAATTTGTGCTGATGCATTGATTCTGCTGGGTGCCGAGCCCATATCGTCATTTAATGATGGTACTGATGAATCAAACGCATGTGACCGTCTGTATCCAGACACGCGTGATTCGACATTGGTCATGTATCCTTGGTCATTCAACACCAAGAAAATACAATTAGCACGACTGCTTACAACACCAAATTCAGTTTGGAAATATGCTTATCAGCTACCAGGTGATAGGTTAGCCAATCCACGCGCTGTGTATGAGAGCGCCAATCTAGGCGCATCAGTGCAAAAAGATTGGGAGATCCAAGGCGACCAAATGCTGGCAAACCTTGAATCTGTTTTTATAGATTATCAATACTCGGCTGGTGAATTTGCCTGGCCACAGTATTTTGTGCAGCTAATGAAGTACATGATGGCTTGGCACTTAGCCGAGCCGATTACTGAGCAGCAAGACAAATCACTGCGCTGGGAGCGTAAAGCAGTAGGTGATCCATCTGAGAATGGTCGAGGTGGATTTTTCCGTACAGCCACGCAGATTGATGCGCAGGGTCAACCGACAAGAGCGATTGAAGATTACACACTAATAGCAGTGAGGAACTAATGCCTCGTTTTGTAGACTTCACCACAAACTTTAGCACTGGCGAATTAGATCCGCTGCTGCGTGCTCGCGTGGATCTGCAGGCATACGCTAACGCTTTGTCTAAAGCTACTAATGTGCTGATCCAGCCGCAGGGTGGGCTGCGTCGTCGCCCTGGCTTGAAGCATATTTATGAATTACCAAACACCAGCACAGAGTCTGCAGGCAATGGCGTGCGCATGGTTTCATTCCAATTCTCTGTGGATGATTCCTACATGCTTGTGTTTACGCATAACAGAATGTATGTCATCAAAAATGGTGTCGTACAAACAAACATCAACGGCAGCGGAAACCCATACCTGACAACAACCATCGGCAGCACTATTGTTGACGATATGTGCTGGACTCAATCAGCGGATACATTGATTGCGGTGCATCCTGATATGCAGCCGGTAAGAATTACCAGAACAAGCGATACGGTATGGACAGCAACAAACATTACCTTTGATAGCGTGCCTAAGTATGCGTTTAATTTAGACTCACACATAAACAATTCAGAAACGCTTACACCGTCTGCGGTAAGCGGTAACATTACTTTAACTACTACCAGCGCAAAACATGATACTGGTACGGCGCAAGCTGGTAGCAGTTCAACTATCACTCTTAAATCAGCATCTAATTCAACAGATGATTATTACAATGGTCTGTATATAACGATTACTGGTGGCGCAGGTGTTGGTCAAATACGTATTATTGAAGATTATGTTGGATCTACTAAGGTAGCTACTGTTGATCGTGCGTGGACTGTTGCTCCAAATAGCACAAGCACTTACAGCATTACCAGCTGGACAACTGATTCAGTTAATCAATATGTAAACGTAGTGCCTCAAGGTCGAGCTCGTATTGTGCGCTATGTATCAGCCACAGTAGTTGAGGCTATTACTGAGTACCCATTTTTTGATAGTTCAACTATTGCTGCTACACGTTGGGAAATTGAGCACGGTTATGAAGATGTATGGTCAAGCACTAGAGGCTATCCACGCACTGTGACATTCCACGAAGGGCGCTTATATTTTGGTGGCAGCAAGTCTAGACCGTCTACGGTATGGGGTAGCAAGATCGGTTTGTTTTTTGACTTTGTACCAAACGAATCACTTGATGATGATGCTGTCGAAGCGACCCTAGATACCAATGATCTAAACGTCATTATTGATATTGTTAGTTCGCGTGACTTCCAGGTCTTTACTACTGGCGGTGAATTTTATGTGCCGCAGCAGGGAACAGACCCAATCACACCGCTGACGTTCACGTTTAAGAATGTCAGCAGAAATGGATCTAAGCCTGGCACGCGGGTGCAATCAGTTGAGTCTGGCTCTGTCTACATCCAGCGCCAAGGCAAATCACTTAATGAGTTCGTGTTCTCGGATACGCAGCTGACATACATCACGCAGCGTATATCATTGCTGGCCGGTCATCTACTTAAAAGCCCACAGCGGATTGCATTGCGCAAAGCATCAAGCACAGATGAATCAGATCTGTTGCTGATGACAAACACTACCGATGGCAGCATGGCTATATTCTCGATTATGCGTAGCCAGCAAATTACATCGCCAAGCGAGTTTACTACTGACGGTGAATTTATTGATGTGGGCGTAGACATAACGCAGATTTATGTAATTACCAAGCGCGTGTTTAATGGCACAACAAGGTATTTTATTGAGCAGTTCAAAGACGACTTATATACAGATTGCGCATTTGTGGGCGCATCAGCTGGTGGCGTTGGCAGTGGCTTGCCGCACATTGGTAAGTCGCTTAATGTGATTACCGATGGCGTGCCACAATCAAATGAAACAGTTAGCGTTGGTGGCGCTGTGACGTTTGATCGTGAATCAACAACCAGCTATGAAGTTGGCTTGCCGATTACTGTATACGTTAAAACTATGCCGGTTGAGATCAAGTTACAAACAGGTAGCCGGGTATCGTTTAAAAAGCGTATTGTAGAAATTAGTGCAGTACTAAAAGATACTCAGCACATGTTGATGAACGATCAACCGGTGATTACAAGGGCGCTTGATAATCCTTTGCTTGATTTGGCTGTGCCTACGTTTACAGGGATTAAACGCGTTAATGGAGTGCTTGGCTATCGTAACGAGCAGGCAATTGAAGTATCACAAAATCTGCCGTTAAAAATGAATTTGCTAGGCCTTGATTATAGAATCGCAGTTTATTCAGGAACATAACAATGCCAATGCCAACCGAAGGACAAACACTAGGAGCTGCTGGATTTATTGCAGCCTATGGCCAAGCCCAAGCGCAGCAAGCTGCAGCTATTCAACAACAAACAGGTTACCTGCTGCAAGCAAGAAACACATTAGCTGTCGCAGAAGTTAATGCGCAGTATTCAAAACAATATGCCAACATCCAAGCTGGCCGATTGTTAAAACGTGCTGATATTGAAGCTAGGAATTTCCAAATTGCTGGCAATACAATACAAAAAAATTTACGAGCAACAAATGCAAATATTCGCGCAAGAGCTGCTGCAGCTGGTATTGATTATGCTGGTGGATCAGCAGAAAACATCCAATTACAAAACGTACAAGAAGCGATGTTTGATGTTGGTGTTGCAGATTTAAATGCTTTAACAGCTCGCGTTTTAGGTTTTGAGGATGCGACTGCAATGATTCAATCAGCTGAATTACAAGATACATTAAACTTATTTGCTGCTCGTCAGCAGTCTGCTCAATACAAACAAGCAGGATCGGCAGCGCGTCAAACAGGCGGTTTAATGGCGACGCAGACACTAATTCAGGGTGGCTTCGATGCTTACAAAACTATGAAAACGTAAGGATACGATATGGCAACCAGGCTGCAATCAGGACAAATACAGATTAGACAAGTGGCAGGCTCTCCAGTAGAGAGAGTGGTTGATCGTCCAATTGATTATATGACAGCGGCTCGTCAAGAGGCCTCTGGTTCACAAGCCTATGCAGAAGCTCTAGGCCGTATGGCAAATAGCGTCAATTTAGTAGCTGGACAAGTGCGACAAGAAGAGGGATTGCAATACGTTATTGATAACCCTCCAACAGAAGCACAAATGCTTGCTGCGCGTGAAGGTGATGTTACTAATTTAGTTCCAAAAGGTAATTTTAGTTTTTTTGATCAAGCTGTTAGAAAAGCACAATCTTTCCAATTCTCACACGCTTTTGAAAGAGAAGGCCGTAATTTTATTGTTGATATTGCTTCACAAGTTGCAAGCGGGCAAATTAACCCAGATGCGGCAAAACAAAAAATTACCCAGATGATTTCTGGTTATACAAAATCTATTGCTAAAGCAAATGGAGAAGCTGCTTTAAAATTTGAAGCATCAATGACATCAGAAGGACATGTTGTTTATAAACAAGCATTAGACGCGCAATCAAAGAAAAACAATGAAAAGGAGTTAATTGCTTTTCGAGCAGACGCAGACAACAGGCTTAAAATTTATGAAATAGCAGTAGGAAATCAACCTGAATTTGCTCCAATGTTTGCTGATGTTTTAACCAAAAATGTGTTAGACGCAGCCGCGTTGCATGGCCCTGTAATTTTTAAAGAATACCAAGAACGATTAAAAAAAGAACTACCTGCTGCGCGTCAAAATGTTTTGTTGCAACAATTAAGCAAAGATGAATATTTATCAAATCCAAGAAAAACTATACAAATGTTGAGGGCTGGTTTTTTAGGAAAAGAATCAGACATAAATATTAGTAATCTTGTTGTTTGGATGAAGGTAAACGACATCGACACTTTGCGCGACACAGAAAAAAAATTTGCGGCAATGGCGCAAGAAAGAAAACAACTAATTGAATTGTCATTTGTTGACTCTGCTGCTGAAGGCGATAAGATTGAAAGAGAGATTTATGGCAGTACAAACATTAAAGAAATGCAGGCTTTATTTAATAAGATGAAAGATCTTCCTATTAGTCCTGACAAAATTAAAACAGCGCGTAATTGGATTGCTGAGCAAAGCAAACCAGGAGATCAAGAAACAAATTATGTAGTTCTTTCTGAAGCAAGCAAAAAAGCGCGTGCTGGTTTGCTTAAACCAGAAGAGATTGCTCGACTGCCGTTATCAAAATCAGACAAAGCATCTTTGGCAAAAGAGATTGGCAACACAAACAATGACATTGCTTATGGTTCAAAACTGATCCGTAGCGCAGGTAATATGTTGTCTGATAACTTGCCTCCGCAATTTGATTCTGCAGAAGGTAGAAAGATGGCTACAGAAACCATTGCGCAGCAGGAAGCAGCTCTTCTGAGGTTTTCAAACACGCCAACTAGCAAAGGCTTTTTGCCTACACCGGCAGAGATCCGCGCAGAAGGTGAACGTCTTGCTAATGGCGTCAAACCACTTATGAGCCGCTCATTTACTTTTGAGGCAAACAAGCAAAAAGATGTTGCTATCTTAGCGGTGCCTCAACTTCAAGGAGTTGATTTAGCAAATGACGCTGCTGTTGAAGCAGCCATTACCAAAGCAGTAACTGCAAAACGTAGTCAGACGGATATAAACATGGCGCGTGATGCAATTAAAAAACATAAAGATGCGCTCAAGAGTGTTGCTGGAGGCCCTAAATGATTCAACCGAAGCAAACAACAGTTGATGATATTTATCGTTTTGACGAATACTTTTCAACGCCTGGTGTGCGTCAAGGTTTATTGGAGCTTGCTGCAAACGGAGATCCAGCTTTTACAACTGAAGATACAGACGATGGCCCAGGAATTTATTACCGTGCTCCGCACGGTGAAATGATTGCTATTGGAAGATTAGATGTAAAGGAACCAGCAGAGCCTAGCCTAGAAGGTATGCAGCTGGCTGCCGGCCCAAGTGATACACGCACAGATGCCCCAAAAGGTTACGGCGCAACTGGAGAGGCAAAGGCAGTAGACCCAACAAATAGACAACGTCTTGCCGGATTTTTGACTGACAGTTTGGTAAACCTCGGCGCAGATAGGTACAAAGCTAGGGAAAGAGTTGAGTCTTTTATTGGTGGCACAAGTAGCCGCTTGCCTGCAAATTTAGGTTTGGCTGATTTTGTTCCATTTCTTGGCACTTTCCTGCAAAGTGAAGAAGCTGCCATTTTGCTAGGTAAATCAAAAGAAGCTGCAGAACGTGGCGATATAAAAGCTGCAGCAATTGAAGGCGTAGGAGGTGCGCTTGGTTTAATACCTGGCGTGGCTGGTACTGTTAAATATGGCAAAAAAGCTGCGCAGGAATTAGCACCAGCTGCTGCTGATGTGATCGAAACTGGTTTGCGTAAAGCTGGAATGATTATGGATGTCGTGCCTGGAAAATTTAATCCAAAAACTGAATTGCCAAAAGCAATTGAAACTGTTGCAGCTAATCCAGATTCCAAGATTTATTTACCGCAAGCTCAACGCGCACCATCTGTTGCGCTTCGTTTAGCGGGAGTTGATCTTCAAGGAACTGGTGATAAGGGAACAATTACTGTTAATGATGTTGGTGTTATTTTAGAAAAATCACAGCTTGCATTAAATAAAAATAAACAGCTAGATCCTACTAACCCAAAAGATTTGGCAAAAATGGTTGATTCAGCTACCGCTGAAGCTGAGTATCAAATGTCTCAGCCAATTAGTGGTGCTACTTGGTATGAAGATGACGTTCACCAGGCGTTTATGCTGGGATCGAAAATTGTTCCAGAGCTTGCAACTGATGAGCCACTTCGCGTAATGACAACTGCATTTGCTGCGTCTACTAGTTACAACAAACGAGCTGGCGAAAATTGGCCTGTTGCACTTCGCATTACGGAACACTTAATGAATACCGGGCAAATGGCATCTCGCAATCCAGACAATGGGAAGCTGTGGGGAGGCACAACCGGCCCAATCATGGAACAGCAATTAAAATTGCATGACTACATGATTAAAAGAATGGGCATGGATAAGTATGCCGAATGGCTATTGACTCCGCACACAGTAAAAGAAATAGCTGATATGAAAGCGGCTTCTGGACTTTATAAAACACCAGGTATGCCAGGCAAAGCCACTGACATGAAAATGGGCGCTTTTATTATTGGGGAAAAGGGCGGCGCTTTCTTTTTAAATCTTAACGGCATAAAAGAAACAACAGCAGACAAATGGTTTACTAGAACTTACAACAGACATACAGGAACGCTTACAAGTGGGCCATTAAGTGAGCAGGGCTTAGTTGACACTCCGCGCAACGAAGCCGAGCGCGGCATAATGAAGCAATGGAATAGGGCTGTTGCGTCAAATATAAAATTAGAAGAGCAAGCAAATCAAGCTGTTTTGTGGTACTACGAACAAAGCTTATATTATAATTTAGGCGTTAAGTCAGCCAGATCGGAGAGCTTTTCAGATGGAGCCAAAAACTTACTCAATGCCAGAGGAATCCCCTTCACCGAGTCCGAGCTCGCTGGAGCTAGAAACCTCCGCAATGCTCGTCAAACTCCAGCAGAATCGACAGGCGCTGCAGAAGCAGGGAATACAACCAGCGTCGGAGAAGCTACGCCAACTGCAGGAACAACAGTAACTAGGGGTCGTAAGGCTCCAACCAAAGGAGCTAAATAATGGCCGACTCACTTGAGCAGCGTTTAGCATCAATACTGCCTGACGAACAACAGGCACCAAATCTAATTGAAGAGCCGCAGCAATCTATGTTAGCGCCAGAAGAGGCGAGCATGGAAGGTACGGAGGTTGCCGGCTTATCTGATATTTTTATTCGTCCAGCAAAAGTTATTGCAAAAGCGTTTGATTCTAAATCTGCAATAGTTTCTGATGCGGCTACAGCAAAAACAGTTGAGGATATTGCAACTAAAGCTACTACTGAAAAAACGCAGGGCGTTAAACAAGCGGTGCAAGTTTCTTCACAGATTGATAAAGCAGCAGAAAAAGGCTTAACGTATATTGATGCCAAAGCAAGCATCGAAAAATCTGTAAATACTAAGCTAACTAAACCACAAAAGAAACAGCTTAAAGAAGCCACTAAAGGCAACCAGGCAGCTACATTAACAGACCCATTACAAGCGCCACCAGTTACTACAGCAGATATGCAATCTGCTATTGCTGCTTCTCAAAAGGTGGGTGATCCACTTCCAGAATTTCCTGGCGTTATTATTAGCCGGGTATCGGAAGATGACGCAACCAAATTTATATCTGGATACGGCAGCGAAGTAGATAAGGTTGATTTTAATTTTAACTATCTGCAATCTGAGCAAGATATTGACAAAGCCATCAATGCAACTAGTAGCCTATTTGCTAAAGAAATAGACGCAGCAAAACGTGGTGTATTAAAAGATCAGGCCGTGCTGGATATGGCTTCTAGGTTAGACATTGCGCCAGAGTTATTAAACGCAAGAATTGGAACAACATTTAATGCTGAACAATTTGTGGCAGCTAGGCACTTGCTTGTAAGGTCAGCAAACAGGCTCGATTCACTTGCTAACAAAATCAAAAATTTACCCGCCGGCACCGAGGATGACAAGTTACTACTTGAGCTGCGCGATCATCTGGCCACGCACGCTGCAATTCAAATGAGATATAAAGGGGCGCAGACTGAAACTGCGCGAGCTCTAAGATCGTTTAGGCTCCCTGTTGATGGCACTGTCGGTCTTACTGATCCGCAGCAAATTACAAATTTGCTTAATGAAATGGGTGGCAGAGCAAATCTTAAAAATTTAGCTAATGCGTATCTTGAGCTGGATTTACAGCAAAAAACAAAGTTTGTAGATTTAACCGGTACTACTACGCAACAGCTTGGCAAAGTATGGAAAGAGCTCTATCAGATGGGGCTTATGTCGAGCACTAATTCTGCAGAGCGCAACTTTTTTGCAAACATAGTCGGTTCTTTATCTAGAGCTGCTGACACAACATTTGCATCAACCACTGGCAAAGCCATCGACAAAACAATCATTACGCCAATATTTGGTAGTAATTCTAGCGATGAAGTATTTTTGTCTGAGGCTATTATAGAGTTTGCAACATTTATACATACGTTGCCAAAAGCATGGGCTGCTGGCGCTAAAGCATTTGTGACTGATGCGCCTGTTTATAAGGTTGGTAAAGATATAGACAAGGTGCCAGACCCAGCGATTACCGCAAAGCTATTTGCTGATCCTGAAAGTCCAACGGCAAAGGCTGTTGATTTTTTAGGCAAGGCAGTACGCTTGCCAGGCAGGGCAAACTTGTTTGGTGATGAGTTTGTTAAAGCTCTTGTAGCCAACATGGAGGGTCGAAGGTTAGCTGCTAGAGATGCATTATTAGCTATGAAAAATGGCGTAGACGAAACCAAAGCGTTGGACAACATGGCAAGCCAAATTGCTAATCCAACGGCTAGAGTATTAGATCGAATTGACCAGGCTGTACTTGAAGGTTCATTGCAATCTGACCTTGGAAACTTTGGTAATTTTTTAATGTCATCAAGAAACAAACTTGACAATTTGGGTGCCGGCCCAATAGGTACTTTTATTGCTCCTTATATCAAAACAGTTATTAACGCGCAGAAGGCTATGCTGGCTAGAACTCCTCTTGGTCAGATGGCAATTAAAGAAATTCGAGAAGATTATCTTGCTGGCGGAGCTCGTCGTCAGATGGCAATGGGCAAGGCATCCCAGGGCGCAGCGTTTATGGGCTTAGGATTTTATCTAGCAA